CTCTTGTATGTAGCGAGTTGGGCTTATCTCCTTCTCCTTCTCTGGATAAACTTAGGAAAGCCACAATTAACTGGGTTCTTCAACCTTTAGGTATAAATACTACCGATAAATATTTAGACAAAAAATTTTGGCTGGATGCGAGCGATCGCTTAATGTATGAGGGTAAAGCACCCGAATTTTCTGAGACACAGAGAGCCCGCATGCCAGCATTCTTTGAACATGCAAACACAAATCTCCCTCAATACGCTTAAGCTACACAACGCTAGACTGGATGAACTAATTAGCAGGCTTGACTCTAACTTCGGTTGGAAACCAGTTCATCCTAAAGAACCGATCGAATCAATCATGTATCGTGCGGGTCAAGCCAGCGTCATAGACTACATTAACTCAATAATGGAGGAAGAAATCTAATGTGTTTCGGAGGAGGAGGAAGCCCGACTATCAATGTCCCGGCACCGCCACCATTACCCCCACCACCACCGCCACCACCACCACCATCACCGCCTCCTGTACCTGATCCCGCACCTGTAGAAACGGATATAAATCCACAGGTGAAAGAGGATAAGAGTAAGAAGACGAAGAATGAAATGGATGCAGGAACAGAAGATCTAAGGATACCACTTGATCCTGATGTACAAACAGGTGGAGATTCTGGAGGAATTAATTAATGCTTGCACGTGAGAGATACGACTTACTAACTTCGGAACGTTCTCAGTTTCTGGACACCGCAGTTGAATGTTCTAAACTCACGTTACCTTATTTAATCTCTGATGACTTATCATTCAAGACAAGTCATCGCAATTTAATTACTCCATGGCAAAGTGTAGGAGCTAAGGCGGTAGTAACGTTAGCAGCTAAATTAATGCTAGCATTACTACCTCCTCAGACTACATTCTTTAAGCTACAAGTAAGAGATGACAAGTTAGGTGAAGAGGTACCTAAAGAAATTAGAAGTGAGTTAGACCTATCCTTCTCTAAAATAGAGAGACAGATCATGGACTACATCGCAGCTTCTAGTGATAGGGTAGTAGTTCACCAAGCACTTAAGCATCTAATTGTAGGTGGCAACGCTTTAATCTATATGGGTAAGGATGGTCTCAAGAACTATCCACTGAATAGATATGTTGTCAGCAGAGATGGAAATGGTAACGTCCTAGAAATAGTTACAAAGGAACTAATCAGTAGAAAAGTATTAGGTACAGAGCTGCCTACTCCTGTCCCCAACGATGTTGCGGGTGGTAAAACAGGCTCTGATGGAGACGACGTTGAGGTGTATACCTGTGTTAAACTGGACGAAAAATCTGGTCGCTGGGTCTGGTATCAAGAAGCAGATGATATGATTCTGCCTGGTAGCAAAAGTACAGCGCCTAAGAATGCAAGTCCATGGTTGGTTCTCCGATTCAACACAGTAGATGGTGAGGATTATGGCAGAGGAAGAGTAGAAGAATTTATTGGTGACTTGAGATCCTTAGAAGGACTCTCTCAGGCACTCGTAGAAGGCTCTGCAGCAGCTGCTAAGGTAGTGTTCCTAGTCAGCCCATCATCCACGACTAAACCACAGACTATAGCCAATGCTGGTAACGGTGCAATCGTTCAAGGTAGACCCGACGACGTTGCTGTTATACAGGTAGGTAAGACAGCTGACTTCCAAACCGCTGCCCAAATGGCACAGCAGTTAGAGAGAAGGATAGCTGAAGCGTTTATGCAACTGAATGTTAGGCAGTCAGAACGTACAACTGCGGAAGAGGTACGCCTCACGCAGATGGAATTAGAACAACAGTTAGGCGGATTATTTTCACTACTAACTATAGAGTTCTTAATACCATACTTGAATAGAACTCTGTTAATACTCACACGTAGTAAACAGATACCTAACATACCAAAGAACTTGGTACGCCCACAGATAGTAGCAGGTGTGAACGCACTTGGTAGGGGACAAGATAGAGAAAGTCTTACACAATTCATAGGTACAATAGCACAGACACTTGGACCTGAAGCGTTGATGAGATTCATTAATGCATCAGAAGCTATCAAGAGATTGGCAGCTGCTCAAGGTATTGATGTATTGAACCTAGTGAAGACTGAACAAGAGATGCAACAAGAACAGCAGGAAGCTCAGCAAGCTCAAGCGCAACAAGCGTTGATGGAGCAAGCTGGTCAGATGGCTAACGCACCTCTGGTAGATCCTACTAAGAATGCATCACTTAACGCTGCAACTCAACCACCTGAAGAATAAACATGCCAGAGACAATGACATATGATGCTGGTACTGATACTATCACTACAGAAAGCAACCTGAACGAAGCAGAACAGGAGGCTCTAGCTGTTGGTGAGGAGATGGAATCTCAACAGGAACAGTTACTAGCAGGAAAATATAAGAATGCAGAAGACTTAGAAAAAGCCTATGTTGAACTCCAAAAAAAATTGGGAGGAGAAGGCACTGAAGATAGCGAAGCAACTAGGGACGATCTTGCCATCGATGACGGAGAAAAAGAGGCAGAAGAAACGGAAGAAGCTAAGGAAGATTCTCCGGCACTTGCCCTAGTTAATGAAGCAGCTACTGAGTATTGGGATAACGATAAACAATTATCTGAAGAGACTATAGCTAAGCTTGGTGAGATGAGTGGTAAGGATTTACTAGCTGCTTATCTACAAGCACAGGAAGCTAGTCCATTGGATCAAGCTCCTGAAGTTGGTTTAACTACAGATGATATCTCTGACATCCAATCAGTAGCTGGAAGTAAAGAAGATTACGGCACCCTAGTACAATGGGCTTCAACCAATATAGATAAATCTGAAGTAGAAGCATTTGATGCTCTTCTGGATTCTGGAAATGTTGGAGCCATCAAGCTTGCAGTCAGTGGATTGAAAGCTAGGTACGATAATGTAAATGGATATGAAGGGACTATGTTATCAGGAAAACCACCAACAACATCTAAAGATGTATTTAGAAGTCAAGCCGAATTAGTGGCAGCGATGGCTGATCCTCGGTACGAAAAAGATCCTGCATATAGACAGGACATTATTGAAAAACTAGACCGCTCTCAAAATGTAAAGTTTTAAATGGCAACACTCACATTACAAGACAAATCCAATTGGAATAGATTTTGTGACTGGGTTACTAGCACCGACAACCGCCTCTACGTGGGGTGGTTTGGTGTCTTAATGATACCCGCACTCTTAACCGCAGCAACATGTTTTATCATCGCGTTTATAGCTGCACCGCCAGTTGACATTGACGGCATACGCGAACCAGTCTCAGGATCTCTACTCTATGGAAACAACATCATCTCAGGAGCCGTCGTTCCGAGCTCCAATGCAATCGGAATGCACTTCTACCCCATCTGGGAAGCAGGGAATCTTGATGAATGGCTCTACAATGGTGGACCGTATCAACTCATCGTCTTCCACTTCCTCATTGGTATCGCAGCTTACATGGGACGCCAATGGGAACTTAGTTACAGATTAGGAATGCGACCGTGGATAACAGTAGCTTACTCAGCACCAGTATCTGCAGCATTCGCAGTATTCTTAGTGTACCCATTTGGTCAGGGGAGTTTCTCTGATGGTATGCCTCTTGGTATTTCCGGTACTTTCAATTTTATGTTCGTCTTTCAAGCCGAGCATAATATCCTCATGCATCCATTCCATATGCTTGGCGTTGCTGGGGTTTTCGGGGGAGCTTTATTCGCTGCTATGCACGGAAGTCTCGTTACTTCCTCGATCATTAAAGAGACTACTGACAATGAGTCGCAGAACTATGGTTATAAATTTGGCCAAGAGGAAGAGACGTATAATATTGTCGCAGCTCATGGCTACTTCGGTCGTTTAATCTTTCAATATGCGAGCTTTAACAATAGCCGTTCTCTTCATTTCTTTCTTGCTGCTTGGCCAGTGGTTTGCATATGGCTTACCTCCATGGGAGTCAGCACTATGGCTTTTAATCTCAACGGCTTTAACTTTAATCAATCTATCCTTGACGCGAACGGTAGGGTAGTACCTACATGGGCTGATGTTTTAAACAGAGCTAACCTAGGATTTGAAGTGATGCATGAAAGAAATGCACATAATTTCCCATTAGATTTAGCTTCAACTAATACTACTGAGGTAGCCTTAATCGCACCTAAATTAAACTATGCCTAAGAAGAAACCTGTCAAACAAAAACCAAACGTTAAGAACGCAGGTAAAAAATACTAAACAATGTAGTGGCGACCTGACTTATCATCCTCGCCCAGTACATTTATTCTAACTTCAATGACTACAACAACAGAACAAGGCGGTAGACAAAACCGTTTCGCAACAGAACCACAAGTAGAAGTAATCAATGTAGATTACTATGAGAATGCTGAACGTGTTAACGGACAGCTTGCTATGATGGGTTTCATTGCAGCCATTGGTTCCTATATATTTACTGGACAGATCATACCTGGAGTATTCTAGGTAACATGGCGGCTCGATAGTCGAATCAGAAGAAGCCACCTCACACCACGTCCGTTCATTCCCTGACGGGAACGCATGAAACCACATCATGGAACGGGGGTGTGGTACTGGAGTATTTACCATGTCTGTAAAACTTAAGTATCGTGGTGTTGAGTACATTAAAACTATTAAAGATTAACTTAACATGAAAACAATTGCACTTGCTCTAGCAGCAACCACCATCGCTTCTGCACCTGCAATGGCTGGCGTTTATGTAAACGTCGAGTCTAACGCATCTTATACAGGCAGTGATTATACTTCCCGTACTACTGACCTTCACGTCGGTTACGAAGGCGAGGTAAACGATCTTGGATACTACATTCAAGGTGGTCCAGCCCTTGTCAACGGTGACGCCGTGGATGGTTCTAGTGAATTCTCAGGCAAAGGTGGTGTAACCATCGCTGCTTCAGAGAAGTTCGATGTGTATGGAGAAGTATCCTTCATTACTGATGAAGATGCTGACACTGCATACGGAACTAAAATCGGAGCTAAGTATAAGTTCTGATGAAGTTCAATGAGCTTTGGCTGGTAGTCTTCGGATTACTAGCCTTTGCTATTTTGATAGAGGGTCTACATATGTATGAACATCAGC